TGCGTTATCAACCCTCAACAGCACCGTGACCCAGCAGGGAAAAGACATTACGTCGAACTCCAACAGCATCACTTCGCTGTCAAACCAGATGGTTCACGGCCGCCAGAACATGTGGGTGCGTAGCGTATACAACGTACAACTGACGAACAATACCACTGAGCCGACCTTTAGCGATATCAACGGTAAGGCGCCAATCTCGATCGATGAGGTTCCTGACGCGGCAAAACTGGACTTTGCGAGCGCCGGCAGTTACGTGATCGCGCATTACAAAGCCTTCGTGAAGGTTAATGCTGATACCACCATCACTATGGCACCAGGGTCCCGTGTTTTTGATGATACGGGCGCCGTATACGTGAACGGTGTTAGGGCTGCTTTTGGTAATTCGAGCTGGAATACGGTTAGCTTTGATCTGAAAGCTGGCTGGAGCACGATTGAGTTCCTGGTGAACCAATGGACTGGTCAGGCTTACATTAACCTCGGCTTTAAACTGTCCGAGAAGGTAGCCCAACTGAATTCTGCTCTTGGGATGAACGCGCTTTCGAATGCCATTAGCGCCGTCACCTCAAACGTCAGCACCGTAGGTGATCGCGTCACGAGTACCTCACAGAGCGTTACTGACCTGCGAAATAGCCTCGAACAGACCAACGCTAATCTGGCGAATAAGGCAGATGCACAGGCGCTGTCTACGCTGCAAAATACGGTCTCCAAGCAGGGGGATACGATTTCCAGCCAGGGTAACAGCATCACGAACCTGAATAACACCCTGACCGCTGCCAGAAACGCCGGTGACAACCTGATCCCGAACTACGATTTCCTGCAGGGTGCAACTGCGTGGGATATCCAGTATCCGGCGGGCGTTACTTTCGGCAACTTTGGTGATGGTAAGGCTGGGGTTAAGCTGAACCGGACGACCACTACCAGCCCAGGCATCTTCTCCAACAACAACAAGCCGCTGCCGCTTAATGGTCAGCGCAAATATCGTGTTGTGGTCAAAGCCAAGGGCGTGTCCGGGGCGATGAACATGTTGATCCGGCGCCAGAATAAAATCGGCCAGACCGACAGCAATTATGAAGATAAAAACGTCACACTAACCAGTGAGTGGCAGACCATTACCTGGGAGACTGGACTTACTGCCTCTAACGCTGATGGCCAGAACTTTAAGCTTTACGCGCACCCGGCTAATGCCGAAATCTGGGTTGATACCTTTAAGGTCTTTGATATCACGGATGAGGTGAAGATCAAGGCTAATAGCGATGCGCTGTCTACGTTGTCGAGCACGGTGACGCAGCAGGGTGACAAGATCACCAGTCAGGGCAACAGCATCACTAAGTTGACCAATGACCTCGAAGCCGCTGACGCAAACATCGCGAAAAAGGCCGATCAGTCGGCAGTCACTACGCTGACAGGTCGGGTAGAGAAGACGGAGTCCGGTCTGACGGCGGCGAACAGCAACATTACGTCGCTCAGCAGTTCTCTGAACCAGCAATCCAAACGCGGCGCTAATCTGCTTCCTGATGGCACTTTTGAAAGCTACGCGGTTGGCCACAATCTATCAAATAATCGCGTTATCGTGACCACTGATGACTCGCATGGCGGTAGTAAGTGCATCCGTGTGACGCGTCCGAATGATTACAACGCTAACGCAACTGATAACAGCGATAATCACATTTTCAGCGGTTTCCAGGTACGCGATAACGCAGTCTTCTATATGGAATGCTGGGTTAAGCTGGATGCCAAGAGTACCGCTATGGCCGAGAATGCGCAGATCTCCATTGGCTTGTCGCTCCAGTATCAGGACAATTCCTGGCAGTGGCCAGCAGTAACCAAAGCGGCGAAAGAGCTGTCTACAGCTCAATGGACGAAGGTTTCTGGTTACCTGAAATCAACGAAGAGCGGTATTAAGCAGGCAATGGTGAGGATTTCTATTCCTAACGTTAGCAGCGTTAAGGCGGGTAACTCATTCCTCATTGATGACCTGGTCATTACCGAAGTGACTGATGCCTACAACGCGCAAAGTACAGCAGATGCTAACGCCAATGCGATTTCGACACTGGACTCGACCGTCTCCCAACAGGGTGACCAGATCACCAGTCAGGGTAACAGCATCACCAAACTGACAAATGACCTGGCAACGACCAATAACAACGTCAGTAAAAAAGCGGATCAGAGCGCTTTAAGCGTGTTGTCCGGGCGCGTCGATCAAACAGAATCGGGCTTATCCTCTGCGAATAGCAGTATCACTGCGCTTAATTCATCTGTACGCGCAGGGAATGCGACAAGTGGCGATTTGATTAGCAACCCGACATTTGACCCAGAGTTTAGTCAGATGGGCTTCACTGTGGTTTCCAGCTCGTCTGAGGGCGTGCCAGCCAATTGCCCATACGCTTATGTTGCACGCATTGCGGCTCGCGACCATCACCCCAATTTTGCTGCTATTCCGGCGACATTGGGGGATGTCTATGAAATGTCTGCTCTCGTCGCGTGTGGTGCCGGCTCCGCTGATTTCAACCTGTATCTCGGAACCGCAACAAGGCCAAGCGGCAGCGTGGGCGCGCCTCTGTCATCCGGCGGCAACCGCAAGGCGTCGGCCACATGGCAGCGAGTAACCTGGCGATTCAAAATTACTCAGGGGATTGTCGATCGCGGCTTCTTCCGTCCATTCCTGCAAATTAACCAGTCCAGCCCATTCGGCACCGTCTGGTATGTGACTGACTGGCATCTGCGGAACGTAACCGACTCCTCCAAAGTCCAGGATTCCCTCGATGCTACGGCGAAAGCGGTTGATTCGCTGACCTCTACGGTAAATCAGCAGGGGGAGAACATCTCCAGCATTGGTACACGTACTACCAATCTTGAGAATAATTTGAGAACAACAAATGCAAACGTTGCTCAAAAAGCGGACGCCAATGCTCTGACGGCACTGACCAACCGTGTTACCCAGACCGAAAAAGACATTAACTCAACGAGTTCTTCTGTCACGAATCTGAACAATAAGGTTGATGCGATTTCTGTCGGCGGTACAAACCTGATCAAGAACTCCGGCGATATGACCGGCTGGTCGAACGTTGTCAGCGATACGTATCGTGGTAATGCGGTAATTGGCGCAACTGTAAAAGCCGGCTCCGGTTACAAGGATCTGCGGGAAATCACGCTTGAGTCGCCGGTCGATGCAGGTGAGTACGTTTACAGCTTCTATGCGAAAGGCGGCGTTACTGGCCAGACGATGACGGCGTTCTTCTACAATCCGAACACCACAACGTCTATCGAGACCAACCAGGGTGCGAAAGGTAGCAACAGTGATGGCCGTGCGCAGTTCACGCTGACCACTTCATGGGCCCGCTATTGGGTTAAGTGGAAGCAGACACCTACTACGGGCACTAAGCGCCTGATTCTGTGTCGTATCGAGAGCAATACCTCCAAAGACCAGACGGTGTACATCAACAGTCCGAAGTTTGAGGTAGGTAACGTTGTTTCCGACTGGAACGAGTCTCCGTCTGATAGCGCCAGTGCGTCGGCTGTGGATTCGCTGACAACGAAAGTGAATCAGCAAGGCACTTCCATTAGCTCTATCGGAAATCGCACCACATCGTTGGAAAACGGGCTATCGACAGCTCAGAACAACATTGCCAAGAAGGCTGATGCTTCTGCATTGCAGGATCTCCGGAACACGGTGACATCTCAGGGGGGCGATTTAACCGCGGCGAACAGTAGCATTACCAGCCTGCAGGCCTCGATGAACCGTCGCACTGTGTTTACTGTCACTGCACGGGGGAATGGCAACAGCGTAACTCCTGGGGTTTTTGATGAAAGCGGCAAAAACCTGTTTACCCCTGGTCGCAGCTGGGCGCTGGTCACTTTTGCAAAACACAGCGACGGATCAACGGTGATTGCGACATCCAAAACATACGATGTCTTTGGCAGCGCGAATAATGGCGCCACGATGTCGGCTGATATCGAGGCACTGGCCAGTGGGACTTACGTTTGTGTCCTGACATTCGATGAGCCAACTGGCAACCGAGGTAAAGTATTGTCTGCCCTGGAATCTCTTGGTGGCACATCCGAAGTCGTCAACTCTCTACCGTATCGTGGTGCCTACATTCTCCTTGGCCGCAAAGGCATGAAGCCTGGCGATGGTCTGGAACTGCGTGCGCCAACCGGTGGCGACGGCACCGCCCACATCTCGACCTCAGTCGAGTTTGTGAACGGGGTAATGATGGGACTGGGCGCCGCCGGCGGTGTGATGATGAAGGCTGATGCGAACGCGTCGGCAATTACCACGCTCCAGAACACAGTGAAGACCCAGGGGGATAATATTGACTCCCTGAGCTCCTCGACAACGGCACTGGAAAACAGCCTTGCGTCCAGTAACGCCAGCGTGGATGCAGCAAGCCAGATCCCCGGGAACCTGATCGTAAACCCGTCTTTTGAGCGTGGTACGGAGGGCTATACAGGCTGGAGCGGGATTGCCACGGTGGTAACGCTGCAGGTTCCACATCTTGGCACCAAAGCCGCCAAACTGGCGGCGGGTGGTTCTGCAGGCGTGGGCCAGAAGATCTCCTTCAAAAAGGATCGGTCGTACAAAATTGGTATCTGGGCAAAGCAGGACCCTAATACCACCATTCAGTCGACCGACAATACAAAATTCCGTGTGGCGGACGGTAATGGCCTGATTGCAAGTAAGGCTTATGGCCCGTTCACCTCTAACTGGCAGGAGGTGTCATGGACATGGAAGGCGACAAAGGATGTCCTTGCTGACGTTCAGTTCACTGCTTTCTTGTCAGCCGGCGCGATGTACTTTGATGATTTTTATGTCGTCGATGTGACCGACTCTGTTGAAACTCAGGCGAACTCGAGCGCGATCACTAAGCTCGATAGTCGTGTGACCAAGACAGAGAATGACATCACCAGCCAGGGCAGCCAGGTTACGCAACTTAAGAATGACCTTGCGACCACAAACACAAATGTTTCGAAGAAAGCGGATGCAGTTGCGTTAACGGCATTAACGAACCGCGTCACGCAGAACGAGAAAGAAATTGAAACCCAGAGCAGCCAGACAACTTCGCTCAAAAACTCTTTGAGTACTGTTCAGGCGATGGGGAGCAACCCGTGGTTTGATGGTTCTCTGGAGACGTACTCCGAAAACCAGCAGATCAGCGGCTCGCGTGCGGTCGTCGTCAGCTCTCAGAAACGAAGCGGAACGAAGTCGTTGCGTGTTTCCCGCGGCGCCGGTGAGGGCGGAAACAGCGATAAAACCATCGGTAAGTGGATTGCTCTGCGTGAAAATGCGGTATTCCGCATTGAACTCTGGGCGATGATGCCGGCAGATCAGTCGCCATCCTCTGGGTGGTCAACGCTCGTTGGTTTGCAGACCCAAAACGCTGCCAACAACAATAACTGGCCGACGGCAATCACTATCAATGAAGCCGCATTGGGTGCAAGAGGCGCATGGAAGAAATTCACCGGTACGCTCCGTGTAGCCGCTGGCCACACTCGCGGCGCATTTTGGGTATCTACCCGCGGCACAACTGGCACTGGTACACCGGGGTATGATCTATATATCGATGACGTTGTTGTCACCGATATCACGGACGCAAAAGAGGCACAGGATTCGGCTAATGCGAACGCATCCGCGCTCACCAGCCTTACCTCACGTGTTACCAATGTAGAAGGGCAGGTGACATCCCAGGCGTCTCAGCTGTCCTCTTTGACGTCCCAGGTGAATGATGCGTCTTCGAAGGTTGATCAGATGGCGCAGACCATCACCAACAACGAGAAAACGCAGTCGTCGCTGAATACCAGCTTGCAGTCGCAAATTGACGCGCAGGCATCGGCAAACATCAAAAACCAGACGGAGTTGAATAACGCCACCACCTCTCTGGCGGCAATTAAGTCAACTCAGCAGACCCAGGCCACAACGATAAGCGCACTGTCTCAGCAGCAGACGAATTTGACAGCTCAGGTAGGAGGCCAGTCAGCCGAGCTGCAGGAGCTGAAGAAAACGGTTGTTGAAAACGGCAACGTTAACAGTACCTGGATGGTCAAAATGGAAACCAACAGCAACGGTAAAAAGTATGCTGCTGGTATCGCTTTAGGTATCGATGGCAAAAATTTGCAGAGCCAGTTTCTGGTTCAGGCTGATCGCTTCGGCTTAATCAATACCTCTAACGGAAACACGACCACACCATTTGTTGTGGAAAATGGCGTTGCCTACATGAATGCCGCTGTGATTAAGGATGGCTCCATCACCAATGCAAAAATTGGCGGTGAAATCCGATCTGACAATTTCGTTAACGGTTCAAATGGCTGGAGAATTGGAAAAGACGGTAGTTCACAGTTCAACAACGTAGTTATTCGTGGTGAAGTTCACGCAAATACTGGTGTGCTTAATAACGTGACTATTAACGAGAACTGCACTGTGCTTGGCACTGTTCAGGCCAATAAAATTGTTGGTGACGTTGTGACAATGACCGACCGTGTTGTTAAAAACTGGCCAGCTTCCGGGAATACCTCATCCGGCACGCGCTACCTGATTGCAACGATTGACGGTATGCCCTTTGAACGGCGTATGGTGTTCAATGGTTCCGTTGCGATTGTTCAGGTATGGCGTCAGAACGTAACAATTCGCGTTGATGAAACGACCGTTTGGACTTTTGACTCTGGAAACGATGGTAAGGACTTTGAAACATCAATCTTCTCAATCCGTATCCCGGCGTCAAACTTCGGTCAACGTCACCAGATTACCATTCAGTGGCCGAACCGTGGCGATAGCGGTCAGTTCCGGTTTACAGGGGTTGTCTCGATGTACAGAACTACTGGCTCCATCTCTCTGGCTTAAGTTTCAGGCGGCTCTTTGAGAGCCGCTCATTAAAATTACAAGGAATGTAATTATGGCAATGTATGAAGTTGGCACCGTAACGGGTGCAGCAAACCAGGCAAAGGTTACTGGTATTTCAACAAAGTGGTCGGAGCCCGCACTTGGTATTCAAGAGGGTTCAATTTTAGTCATTTATCGCAATGGAAGTGCTGATCTGTATGCCATCAAATCAGTAAATAATGACACTCAACTGACCCTGACGAGAAACATAACAACTGCTTTTTCTGGTGCGAAATATGGAATTATCACGTCAGAAACTGCCAGCACATCGTCTTTTGCGAACCAACTAGCCAGTGCATTTACTCTTTGGCGTAACGTTGTCCAAGGATGGTCTACAGCCCTGACCGGAAGCGGCGACATTACGATGACAGACCCTATAACAGGTACGTCTGTGACTGTTCCTGCTGTATCTGGGATGGCGAAAGCATCTGACCTCGCGGAACTCAGGAACTCACTGAAAGATTCAGCGAAGACGAGCGCAGCAAACACGTTCACACAGACGCAGATATTCAGTAAGGGGGTTACTTTCAGTGCCACTATAACGGCTGCAGGGCAAATTCTCAGGAAGAATAGCAATACACAGTTCACTGCCATCGACGCCGGAAACCTGGAAATCAGCAGCGACACAACGCCGTACATTGATTTTCACCACAAAGGTAGCTCTGCAGATTATACGCATCGAATTATCACCGAAGACGGGGCTTTAGCGGTTTATCCGGGGCTGCGAGTCCGTGGCGGTCTCGGGGTTTATGGCATTGCTACGCAGTACGGCGATCTGTACGGGCAAGCCTTCATTGCCAGATTAAACACTGACCCTGGAAACATAGCAAATGGCACCGTGTTACAAGCGCCACGTTTTACGTCAAGATTTAGTACGCGCGGTAGTGATGGCAACGTTGATGGTGGACAGGCGGCTATGTGGTTCGAAGAGCAGGTAGGGACAAACCACCGACTAATTCTTTCTGTTGGTGGTTTTTCGCAACCAATACAGTATTGGCAATTCCTGGCCGACGGCAATATCTACGGAAGCCAGCGCGGTAGCGTTCAGTTTCTGGGGACGTCTGACGCTCGCCTGAAGCACGATATCACGCCTACTGATGGGCAGCAGTCAGTAGACCGCATAAAGGCGCTGGAGCTGGTGACGTTCGTCTATAACGACGACGAACAGAACCGCGTCCGCCGGGGGATCATCGCGCAGCAGGCCGAGGAAGTAGACGAGCAATACGTGAAACACGTTAATATTTCGTACCTGGATGGTAATAAGCAGATTAACAGTGAGCGCCTTCAGCTCGACAACAACGTGATAATGATGGACACGCTGGCGGCGGTGAAGGTACTGATTAAGCGAGTTGAAGTGCTGGAGAACAAACTTAACTCAACAGAGGAGAAAGAGCCCCCCGTGATTACAAACCAGAATACTCTAGATGCTGGCTTGGCTATGACCGATGAATACAAATAAATAACAATTAATTGTATGTAAGTACTTACCTACAATTAATCTATAATTTATGATATAAATCTGCCATCCGATTTGACTTATTCATGGAGGAAGACATGTCAAACGAGATGGCAGGCGTGACGCCAGAGCAGGTGGAGCGCATTGCCGCAATTGTTGCGCGAGAAGTCGTAGGAAAATTAAGTAAGGAGCTTCGCGATGATATTGGCCAGGAGGTCAACGATCAGCTGCGAACCTACTTTGGTGATATGACTCCGGCGCAACATAGCATTCAGCATTCCAACCTGGACAAACTTCTTAATCGGCTCGACACGATTTCAAGCGGGTTCTTTGGAGGCATTATTTCCAAAATTACCTCGTTCCTGATCACCGTGCTGCTTTTGGGTTTGGCCGCTTATGGCGTGAAAAATGGACTGCAATAACAGGAGAACAAGGATGAGTACTCCAAGAGGCATTCGTAACAATAACCCTGGTAACCTGGATAAGGGGTCGCCGTGGCAAGGGCTAGTAAACAATCCGGCGGAACCGCGGTTCTGCACTTTTAAAGACCCCGTATGGGGGATTCGAGCACTGACAGTAACGCTCATCACCTACCATGATAAGCGCCGCGCAAAAGACGGTTCCAGCATCGATACGATCCGCGAAGTCATCGAGCGTTGGGCGCCGCCGCATGAAAACAACACTGCCGCCTATATCAATGAGGTCTCTAAAGCTGTAGGCGTGACGCCGGACATGATCATCGATCTGCATGACTACAATACTATGCGGCCGCTGGTGGAGGCGATCATTCGTCATGAGAACGGTCGTGGCCCGTTGAAAACACTCAACAGCTGGTATTCGGCCGAAGTTATTGACGAAGGTATGCGTCGCGCCGGCGTCGTTAAACCGGTAACTGCAGTGAAAGCGGTACCCGTCACGAAAGAAACAGCCGGCGCAACGGTGACTGCAGGTATCGGTATTGCGCAGCTGGCGGACGTAATGCCGCAGATCTCCGTTGCGATGGATAAGGCCCAGGGACATATCACCAGCGGGGATACCGTTCGCATTATCTTCGGTATTGCGACCATTGTTGTCGCCGGCTTTATTGCCTGGTCGCAAGTTCGTAAGCATCAGGCAGGAGTGGTGTAACCATGAACGGCAGCCTGCTTTCAAAGGTCAAATCGACCATCATGACTTTGGCTGCCGTCTTCTTAGTGCTTGTTGGGGCGTACACCTGGGGTGGACGCGCTGCCCGGCGGGCCATGGAAGAAAAGGCGCAGAGAGAAAACAACAAACGGCTTCAAGGAACAATGGATGTGAAAAATGAGACGATTAATGAAGTCAGGACTAAGGATGCTTCTGCCGTTCATCGCGAGCTTCGCGATAAGTGGATGCGTGATTAAACCCCAGACCGTGGGCGTACAATTCTGCGATGGGGCTAACCCTATCTACATCAGCAAGGACGACGCCCTGACAGAAGAAACTGAGAGGGAAATCCTGATCCACAACACGCTCGGTGAGCGGTTGTGTAAGTGGTGATTGCATTACTATCAATATCAGGTAGAAGGCGCTTTGGTTAACACCAAAGCGCCTTTTTTATCAGCTATCTGTAAGGTCGTACCAGTCGCTGTCAGGATCTGCATTTGAGTCTGAAGATATTATTTCGATACCTTCTTCAGCGATTAGCCAATTATTATCACGATAAATAAGAGGAACATTTGCTGTTAAGAAGAATGATGTACCGGAGAAAAAATGATCTGGCATTTGCTCACCTTCATAACTGAACGCCACAGTCATGTTCAACAGTCCCTTTTCCTCGTCATACTGAACTTCAGTTGGCTCGAGGTCATATACTGCAAAACCATTAGCATTTGTTGAAGCAACCGCATCGGATAAAAGTTCGTCAACAGCCATCTCAAATTGAACGTAAACATCACTCAAAAAAATGACATTTTCGAAGTGCGTCTCACCAAAAGCGGCCTTCATTAACCTAGGTTCTAATGGAAATCGCTTCGCCACAGATGAAAGTTCATGGTAGTTCGAAAACGCTGCATCGATAGCGATGGCTTCAAGAGCTTCCGTTAGCTTAATCCCTTGTTTTTTAGCTAAATCTTTAGCTTTGCTTTTGAGAATGTTTAAACCAGAGTAGTTAGACATGGCTATGTTTCCACACATTAGACGCATACCGATAGCCTGTTAACCGGGCAGCGTCATAATGATGGCGGCCAAGTGTTGGGTACTGCAGAATGATGGGCTATTGCTTTGCGAGACAGGCGCCAGGTGACCATCACCACCTGTTGAAATACTAACCTGTGAATGTAGAGGCGTCAATGCAGGCGCAAGGCGATTTTATACACTTGATATGAACCACCTACCATTTAACCTTTACACCGCAGCCGTAGGCATTTAGGCTATATCGCATATAAGAAAACAAGTTGTTTCATACGACGATAAATCACACGTAGGGATATCACGAATGACTCAGATCATTGTGGTGGGCGGTACCAAGGGTGGCCCAGGCAAATCGACTGTTGCTCAGCAAATTGCAGCCTGTCTGAAAATCAAAAAGAAAAAGAAAGTCCAGATCACTGATATCGACATCCAGCGCACCACGACAGGATGGTGTGAAGACCGCCGGCATAATGAAGAGTTGGAGCTGATCCCGTTCGCCTATGTCCAGGATGACATCATCAAACACATCACTTCGCTTCGCGGCCGTTACGATTACGTCGTAGTCGACGCTGGTGGTTTTGACTCCGAAATTCAGCGCCACGCAATGTTGATGGCCAACGTGATCCTTATCCCGCTTCGCCCGAAACGTCGTGATCTGAAATCCTTGCGTGACATCGACCCCATTGTCGACAGCGTTAGCAGCGTGAATGACAAAATCAAAATCCGTGCTGTAATGAACCAGTGCCCGTCTCTGCCTTCCCAGGCTGCGCGCATTATCGCTGCAAAAGAAATTGTCGAAACCTTTGGCATCGAGGCGGTACCGGTGAATCTTTACAACCGCAACGTCTATGACGATGCCGAAGAGGCGGGTCGTTCCATATTTGAGATGACCGGAGCCGAACGCGACAAAAAGGCTGAGGCCGAGATTGAAGCATTAGTAGAATACGTAATGACCTTGGAGGGTGAATAATGTCCATGAAAATGGGTGATCTGGCAAAACGTCCGGCTGCGGAAGCTGCTGCGCCTAAAAGCAGCACCCCAATGCGCCAGCCCGTCCGTCCACAAGGCCGTCCAACACGTGGCAAAGAGAAAATCAAAAGCCGCACGATGTCTCTTGAAGACGAGTATTTCGAATTACTGGAGATGATGAAGTTCATCCCTCGCTTCGAGAAGTTCACCCGTTCTGATGTGATACGTGCAGCCATTTTCCATCTGGCAGAGAAGTCCCCGCAGGAAATAGAGGACATCGTAAAGATGAACGAGGCGATCACCGCAGCCGATGTGACGATGCGTACCGATGAAATCAAGCGTGAGCTGATGAAGAAAGGTTAAATAAGAGGCGTCGAAAGATGCCTTTAACTCAAAAGGACTTTGTTTGTGCTGTACAAATACGTAGGGCATGAAGACCCAAACGAATTAATCAAAATTCTTAAATTCTTCATCGAAGATGGAACCATCCGAGCCACCCGGCCACACGACTTCAATGATCCTGCCGAGTTCAAAGCCAAATTTAGTTTTGACGCCACGATCCAAGAGAAGCTTGTCCGATATCATGAGATGTGGCCTGGCAAAAGCGACGATGACGGTGAGAACTGGTTAAGAGGGCGAACCAAAAACGCCGAAGAGTTTGACGCCTATATGCTGCGCGGAAATCTGCTTTTGGATACTGGTGTGATATGCCTCACCAGAACTGACACTAATTACCTGATGTGGTCGCATTACGCCAGCTCCCACTCTGGATTTTGCATAGGGTTTGATGACGCTATTGTGGAAGCGCTGGATGACCGACACACAGCGTTAAACGGTGACGTGGAGTACGTGAAATCGCCGCCTGAAGTGAACTTCTATACCGCTGATGTGTACGACATTGTCAGAGCCATCTTTCTGCACAAGGGTGAGAGCTGGAAGTACGAAGAAGAGTTCCGGATTATCTCTGAGCTGCCAGGGCTTAAGAAGTTGGACACCTCGCTCATCAAAGAGATTTCTATCGGATGCAAACCCTATCCAGAGCTGGAAAGTTTTGCCCGTGAACTGCTGGACAGCAATCTGGCCGTGTACAAAATGCTTTGCCCTACCGACTCGTACCAACTGAAGCGTGTGGAGCTGGACAAGAACCTTTCTTTTCAAGGTTACTAGTTCTGGCAGCTTCAATTAAGAACCTGCTTCTGTATATATAAATACTAAGTTACTTATTATTATTTATACGGAAGCAGGTCTTTTTCTATGCCAACTTCCCAGACACATTCCCTTCCGTTTCCACTTCCAAAAAACATCTCCAGTCGCTATGATCTGTCAAATAGTAAGTAAGTAGTTACCTATCGGTGAGAGCATGAGCCAGATCTTTTTTGACACCATAAACAACGGCCAGTACGACTTCATGACAGAGTGGGACACGGTCGCCATGGACAAGTGGGTTGCGGAAAACATCGGTCTTTCACGATGCCAGGGGGAGGCTGAGCTCTTTGATACAAAGTGGTTTGACTATCGCGACATGCACCCGCTGATGGCAACCTGCCTGTTCACCGAAGCCTATAAGCGCGCATACTCACAGATCATGCTGTCTCATGGCCGCGAGCATTTCGAGACGGCGCCATTCAGCACTGGTCTGAAACGCCTGCCTTACCAAGAGCTTTCGGCGGTGAACAAAACCTCTCTCTGGAAAGCTCGCCAGTTTGCAGATCGGTATTGCTGTTCTTATGACTATTTTATATCAACTGTTCTCTCTGCAGCTTCACGCCGGCTCTGGGACAAATTACCTCGCCCTCAGCATCTTTGGCAGCCAGAACTGATTGAGATCTTCGAAAGCAAACTCGCCAATCGTGCGGGAACGCGTCTGGATGACTCTGTCGTGAGTTTTAAGCACTTGGGAGACATGCAGCATGACCCAATTCAGGAACGTTACTTTGAATGGGTTCTGGAGCGTTTGAAGCACATCACCCGTGATAAGCGTATCCGCACCATCTTCTCTGCTGTCTGGTTGATGGAGCTGGTGCCTGAGCGCGTTATATATGCCCATTACCCGGAAGAACTGGAAGAAGCACGGCGACTGTGTTGATTGCCTTCTCCATATTTTTACGATTAGAAAACAACTTGTTTAAGCACCAAAGGATAACAAACACATGACCGAACTTTGCCACACGGGACGAGGGTTGTCTGAAGAGTTCGACGACGACTTCCAGAATCGTCTGGCGGCGTATTTTTGCCGCGATCATGAGTTTCTGACTCGTGCCGGCGATCTGGTTGCCCCCAACCAATTCTCCAATGCGGCGAACGCCATACTGGTGAACATGGTATCGGGCTATTTCCGAATGTATAAGAGCGCGCCTTCATCGGCGGCCATCCTCGATATGTTGAAGCGTGCTAAACGCGATAAGACGATCAGAGAAGAGATGTTCCCGGACGTTGTGGCGGCGTTTAAGCGGGTGCTCTCGGAAAAACTCTCTGATACGGCTTACATGGTCGACCAGGTCGCGACGTTCGCTAAAAGTGTAGCGTTCGACGATGCGTTGATTAAAGCGGCCGAGATGAAGGAGAAGGGCGACTTCCAGGGAGCGATGGCCATCATGGCCAAAGTGCAGCAGATCGGTTCTAACGAAGCGACGGGCATTTATGACTATTACGCCTCTGCAGCGGAGCGTTACAAGGCCCGTGAATATGAAGCCTCTGATGATTACGTGCCGAACAGCATCACCACTGGCCTGCCGCTGCTGGATCGTATGCTCTATCAAAAAGGGTGGGCGAAACGTGAGATGGTGCTCTTCATGGGTTTTGCGAAATCAGGTAAATCGACAGCGATGGGGGAGTTCTCCATTAACGCAACGCTGGCCGGCTACAACGTTTTGTATCTTTCTCTCGAAGTGCATACCTCGATTCTCTCCGATCGCTTCGATGCGCGGCTGTCTGAAACGGAGATGTCAAAGCTGGTAGAGCAGCGTGACGACGTTCACCGGAAACTCGCGGAGCTTGGCGCGACGAAAGGGGTGGGGAATCTCTGGGTGGTTGAGCGCCCGTCAGGAAGCATGTCGCCTGCAGATTTGGATCGTATGCTCAATAGCATGAAAGCGAATGGCATGATCCCGGATATGGTGGTGGTCGACTATGCGGATTTGATGCGTGCCAGTTACGACCTCCGTGACGACCGGGCGAACATCCGTTCTATCTACACCGATCTGCGTGCTCTCTACGATAAGCACAACGTTGCAGGAATCACGGCATCCCAGACCAACCGTGAAGGTGGTTCATCCGAAGTGGCCACCATGATGCACGCCGCGGACAATATCGAAAAAGTCCGTATCGCCGACTTAGTCATCACTATCAACAAGACTGAGGAGGAAGAAGCCAAAGGCGAAGCACGTCTCTATTTTGCTGGTTCTCGTAACCAGAAGGGCGGGGTGAGTATTCGCGTTAAGCAGAACCTCGAACAGATGCGCTTCATCGAGCGGATCATGGAAGTTCTTTAAAAAAATAGGCGTGGGGCAAAGACGGATAACAGCCCCACGCCCTTAAAAATTACCTTTTGGTTAATCACAAAAGGAAAAACACATGAGCCTTTATGGTATTCAAAAAACGCGGCTTATCAAGATATTGCCGTTTAAAAACTGCGGTAAATGACAATGAGTGACCTCAAAGAGTTACTGTCCGAGCTGGATTTCGAACAATGGCTGGATATGGAAGGCATCATCTATCGTCGCGGCGGTGTAAGCGCCCGCGGCCGCGAAGTGAATATCAAAGAATGTCCGGTATGTGGAAGCACAAACTGGAAGGTCTATTTCAACCTGACCAACAACGTCGGAAAATGCTTCGCCGGCGATCACCCAGAAGAAATTCAATTTAACAAGCTGGTTTTCCTCAAACACTACAGCGGTAAGTCTCGTCGTGCCTTCGAGGAATACGTACATAACGCACTCCTGTCTCAAGGTTGGGCGCCAAAAAAAGAAGAGGTTGTGCTGGCCAGTGCTGTGGAACTTGAAGGCCCGGTGGCTTTACCGCGGCATTATGAGCTTCCAATTGACGGTCGGCTGCCGGACTATCTTGTTGAGCGGAACATTACCCCGGAGCTGGCCAAATACTTTGACCTGCGTTACTGCGTCGAGGGAAAACATGCTTATGTCGACCCATATACCGATCAGGTTAAAGGGCAGGCATTCGATATGCGCATCCTGATACCGATTTACGATCTGAATGGGGTGATGAAGACATTCCAGGGGCGTGACATCACCGGCGCAGCAGAACGCCGATATCTCTTTCCAATGCAGCTGCCGGCATCCGGGAGGTTTCTCTATAACGGACATAACGCAGTTGGAAAGCAAACAGTCGTCGTCTGTGAGGGGGCTTTCGATGTCATGGGGGTTAAGCGCGCGATATTCGACGAAGAGACGCTCCGGGACTACGTAGAGCCCATTGGCACGTTCGGGATGCATCTGTCCGGAAACACGACTGTAGACGCAGAAGACCAGCTGGGCGCGTTTCTGTCGTTAAAGGCAGATGGTTTGCGAAACGTCATCATGATGTGGGATAGCGAGAAGCAAGCGATCCGAAACACAATGGCGGCCGCCAGACGATTAGCCAGTATAGGGTTAAATGTGAAAATAGCCTGTCTTGGAGAAGAAGGGCTAGATCCCGGGGAGGCCACCCAGGAACAAATTCTCAAAGCCTACTATCGTGCAAAACCCTACTCTAAGCAGCTGGAGCTGCAGAGCAAGGTTCTCGGTATAAGGGTGTTTAATTCGTGAAGTATATTGCTGGCTGCCTGCCGCCTGAGCAGTCAGCAATGATTATTTTGAATCTTTAGACAATACTTTCCCTGCTAACTCGGCAATAGATGATGCGCCATCCAGTAAAGACGGAATGTTTTCAGAAGAAACCTGTATTGGGCTGAAAATTAACTTCTCAAACAGTGACCATGATTCCTTTTCAGCACCTGAGTTATTTTTTGTCTCCACGTAGTCATGTATAAACTCGCATAGACTTAGGCGCTGTTCTATTTGAAGTAGCTGAGCCTTGATGGCCTTGCCCTCAATATAATACAGACGCATAAAATAAAAAAATAACAATTCCAATGATAATATTGGCAGATAATAGAATAATGCATTTAAATTAAATTCTACGGGGAAGAAATTATAGATATGATTCAATAAAGCAAATAAAGGCGTGGCAATCAGCCATGAAGAAAAAATAATTACACTTCTGTGATTTGTGACATATTCTGCTTTTTTGGTTTTCAAAAGATTTGAGAAAGCTTTGCTCAACAGAACGAAGTTATATTCACTTTTATACTGTTTGAGTTTTTCATCATATTCTTGAAGAGACTTTATGGACGAATCGGCATTGTTAACGAGAGTCTCAATTTTTTCTTTTAACTGTTCTGCCTCATTTTGCGCCGTGCTGATACCATTTTTTATTTGCTTCGAAATTTCTTCCTCAAAGCCACCTACATTAGTTGCAATGTTTTTAAAAAGAGAAAATTTATCTGACCGCAATAAGTGTTTAACCAATGCTGCAGGCATTGTTTGTTCTATCCAGGTGAACGAAATTGGAATGTTATCCTTTGGGGACAGTCTATCTAATCTTTCTAAAATGGAAAAATCTAAAAAAAGTGGTTGTCTTGTGTCGCTCACTGTCCAAAAATTGTATTCATATATTAATCTGAGTATTTTAAATAAAAAGAAATGTTTATCACTTTTTAATTCTGATAAGCTAGGGAGATTACCACCCTCTATCTTTGCTTGATTAAATGGTGTGTGTTCGTTGAGTAAATCTCTATGCTTAAAATACAAGTCTATAAAATAGCGCCATGACAGTGAAATAATTACATCAGACAAAATTGAATCGTCGGCAGCAAACGGATTATTAGATAAATCATTTGACAAGGGGAAAGTACTAGTTATATGACTCGTGATGGAAGTAACTTCATGTTCATAAGACTCATCAAAAAATTTCATAAAATCCCCTATTAAACAATACGTGTTATTATTTGTTTTCTGCAAAGTTAGATTCTTTGCTGAAAAGGAAATTGCATAACCTTTGTTTTTTGCTTCAATATATTAACAGAGTACGAACAGCTTTAGTAAGGTTAAGTCTTCATAGTTGCTACGTTCCGAGTCAAACGCTCTTGGGGCCTATGCATTGTTGTGTTGGTCTGTTGCCATCATGTACCTCTCCGCCTCTTTTTGATAAGTAGCTACTTACATATTTTAATGTAATAATTTAATCTCTGGTTGTGGAGGACATCACATGAAAGAAGATATCGAACAGGCAGTTTTAGAGATGATCAAGAAGTCAGGCGTAGAGCTTGGCATGGGCGAGCTGGAGAGCATCATCGATGCCTCATTCAACACGGCATCAGAGCATATATCGAATGCGCTATCCTGCATTCCTCTCAAAGAAGGGGCGACACATACGTCGGTGTTAGTGTGGTACGCAAAGACGCCTGAAATGCCTGGTACTGTTCAAAAGCGTGTAGCTCTGGTTGCTTTCATCGTCCCGTCGCTTGAGACCGGCATTGGGCCAGTCGCGCGTTTTGGCGCCTGGTATGACGACAAAATCATCTTCTCAAACTGCTACCAGATGGAAAGCGGGGAAATGCTTGAGCATAGCGTGGACGTGACTCTAATAGCCGTAGAAAGCAAATGCGAGACAGTAGGAAAGGCTTTCGTCAGCGTCATGACTTCTCCCGATGTTGAAAAGCGTCATGTAGATCTGGTGGCACCACCAGGCTTGTTGGAAATGATTGTCTCTGGAGATTACACCAAGGCTATAGCGCGTGTTCGTGAGCTGGACTATGGGCGTATCTGCGACTTGTGTCGTAGTGATCTGGACTTAATCAACGTGATCGTTGAGGCTGGCCGCGTCTGTGATGGGGTGTTGGCACAATACGCAAGTAAGATCAGTCGTTTGGCCAATGAAATGCCTATGCTGATTCAGGAAGCCAAATCCCACGCCGTTCATGCCGCAAACGACCTGCTAACCCCTTATCGATACGAAGCCGCAAGTGACAAGATGACCGGCTGGGCCACCTGGTAAGCCGTGACTATGTACTGTGTCCCCGTACAGAGTTATTTAAACTGATTAGTAAGTAAGTACAAGATTATCGTTTAGAGAAATGGCTACCAAAACTGACTTATCAAAAATCCCTTCGATCTCTGGACTCAACGGCTACTCGCTGCGTTGCCCGGAAGTGAAGCTTAACGGACATGACTCGTACTGCAGCTACACCGTCTGTCAGCACACGATCCTTGCCTTCAAAGAGAAGCGACTGCCGGCGTCATCGTTCACCTCCTGTGCGAACGCCATTTCGGCCGGAAAATGCCAGGCGCTGAAAATGATGGTGGAGGAAATCCGGCAAGGTGAGTCGCTGTATTTCGTCGATATGCCGGCGCTCATTGAAGAGGTGGAGGAACGAAACCGAACAGCGAGAACCCTGCAGCCGAAGAGAGGCAGTGCATCTATCTACAGTGGAATTAAAGGGAAGCGCCAATCTTCGACCGTGGCTGAAACTGGCAGACTGCCGGATGCCAGCGAGATTTATTCAGAACTTATCAAAGAAACCTTAAAGGAGAAGACCGACTAATGGAGAAGCTGATCGCGCTTAAAAATAAGCTGGACGCCATTAAAACAATGGGAACGAACGCCAAGAAAGAGGCGCTGGCCAGTATGGATGACTTCGAACAAAGAATGGTGTCACTCATGCTGAACCCGTTTGTTCGTTTCGGGGTGAAGAAATACAACGTGGTCGATCCACTTAGCAAGTCCGTACCCAGTGATGAGAAGGCGATAGAGCTGCTGGAGCAACTGATTGAAGCAGGAGAATTCTCATGATTCCATACATCATATTGTCTTTTTCTGGAGGCGTCGCCCTTGGCTTCATCATCTGTCATGACTTGATCAAGCAGGAACTGAAGACCAAAACACTACGTATCGGTAAGCGGGTATATCGCGTCGTTCACGAGACAGGGGTATCAAAATGAGCAATCTAACCTCCTTAGACTGGTGGGTAGGCTTGTACTTTGTGGCTTCTGGTGTCGCAGTAGCTTTTACGATTGGTCAGTCCCTGGTAAAGCTACTGCTTTTAAGATTCGCCAGTCGCAAGCGTATCGATGACACGCTTTGGTGCCTTGGTTCTCTACTTGAACAGCGTTACGGCGAGCTGAAGGAAGGTGCAACCCTTTGCATAAAGGCAAAACGTTTCACGGCCACAATTCAGCGGACGCAGGATGATAAGTCAAAGCTGATCAAAAAATGAGCAAAAGAATGCATGAAATAATAGGTAAGTATTTACTTATTATTTTGATACAAATATGATTGACTTGTTTTCGTTGAGACGCGACTGTTTGAACGTTTAAAGATAACTGCAAACGACAATCAGTATCTGGCAGTAGCCTAAAAAGCCAAACACCAGCGAGGTCAGTTTCCAGCCTCGTCACCGAAATGGGACACACTAAGCGAGTGTGATTGCAAAACGCAGGTAGGGCATCTGGTTAACCAGTGCCCTTACCGATGAGGTAACAGAATGGGCGGTTGGGTATTATGTCCAACACATCCCGGCTCCCAAAGACCCGACCGTCTATCCTGTTACGTCATTTCTGTTACTTATGTCGTTTAGTTTTGGGTTAAAAATGGCGACGTAACCCGGCTGGTTAGGTGAGCCAGCACGCAACGTTGAGACCACTGGTTTTTGCATCACAGAAGCAGAACCGGCAGACATGTAGGGCCAAGTACATTAATCCGTCCAGTGGTCTCAACGTTGTGGTCACGGATTCATTATCCTTCTGGTTATAGCCATTGTTGTCACTGCCCCGTGGCCACAACGATTAAATGATTCCATACATCCAATTAGATCTGAAAGAAAGCCCTCCTCAACCCTCGGAGAGTATTTGAAGATCTTGGCTTGTAAGCGTTTGGTGAACACGTAAAGCACAAGTGGCAGGGAACGGTAGGACTGCTGCGAACGACACCGGTGAATCGGCGATACAGCCCCACAAGTCCGTGAATCGACAGAGGCTGACGGTGTCAACCTTAGATGGTGTAGCTCAGTGGCAGAGCGGTTGACTGTTAATCAACTGGTCGGTGGTTCGAATCCACCCACCATCGCCACAACGGTAAGGGTATTTGGACGACAGCAAGGAAGGCGCGCTCTTTGGCTGTTCGCGACGGATCTGATTCCCTGAATGCCCTTACCGTTGTGATGAATTGCAGCTCGTTGAAGCAACCAGAAGATAAGCATCTGGCGTCACAACGAACGGAGGATAGAGGGCATGGCGCCCAAGCGGTCTTGAAAACCGTCCCATTGCGAAAGCGATGATGGTTCGATTCCATTATCCTCCGCCAACACAGCGTTGAGCGGTTTGGTTCTGATTTCTTATCGAAAAGACTCCGCCTGTCACCATGGCCAGACCGCTCAACGCTGTGATAGACATTACGGCAGACGTTCTTCAACCATAGCTTCTAGCATCTTAGCAACACTTTTTCAGCGCAAAATCCAAAGGGGCTTAGGCCCCTTTTTAACATTACAATCTGAAAATTAGTTTTTATTAAAGGTACAAGCATCTAACTGCTCTTTATAAAAGGCTATGTTTTCATTTACCACTTCTAGAATCTTTCTAATAATGGCTTTTTTTTCATGATTTTTTTCTAATTTTAATAGCGCATTATTGAATTCGTATTCTTCTATTTTTGGGATGAAGTTTACAAAATGAACCTTTTCGGTTCCTTTGGTAAGGGTGATAGAGTGAGGATCAACCCTTCCTCTTTCTTTAAGATAAACGTCTATCAAAAATTTCAATTGACGTATTGCCTTGATTTTTATTGTATCGTGACCTTGTATGTTTAGATCGAAGCCGACATAGTTGCGAAAAATGTCATTATGCTCGTCTTTTATTGTAAGTGAATTCTCAAGCCAAATGTCGATAGTGGCTTTCATAAACCCAGGCAACTCATCAAAGGATTTTTTTAAATAAGCATGACATAGATTGTTGTATGCCCAAATCACCGCAATGCTAGTTTTAACTTTAGGTTTGAAATTTGAGTTAGCGATTGGATTTATGATTTCAACCTGATGAGTTAAGACATTTTTTTTCATGTAAATTTCAATGTAATTTCTATAGTTTTTATAAAACAGTTCGTTGACATAATCATCTAAAGTGTTTATTTTTTCAATGGCCTCTTTAAAAAAACATTCTCTGTTAAAAAAATCATATTTATTCAGTAACTCATTTAATCTTCTTGGGGTGTATGTTCCATTATCAAAAACATTTAATCCTAAAATTGCAATTACCAATTTAACATCTGAGTTGATTCTGTTTGTTAACTGTTCTACATATTGTTTCTTTTCATTAAAGCTTGCATTTGTAGTATAAAAATCATTATCAACGAATTCCAGTATACTTACTATATGATTAATATACCTAATTACTTCAGTCTTCTTGGATAATGTTGGGAAGGAGGATTGCAAAAAATTAATATTAAACTTGATAGATATATCTTGATCGGTAGATATTAAGTTTTGAACTTCATCGTGCATTGGCGCATGCTGTTCGAGTAATAGTTGAAACCATTGCTTAAAAGAAGCCTTACGCATTTCATACAAAGAATCAGAGGTTAGTTTTACAGCCTTCATTGCTGCTTTCGCACTGTACCTAGCTTCGAAAGCCGCCCACGCCGTAGCTAAAAAAGCGAAAGCTGTAGCCACTGTACCGATCGCAACATAGTTTTCAACGATGAAATTCCAAAAAATAGGAACCAATGCAAACAATATGGCAAATATGAATAGAAATGGCATATGACTCCTCAGAAGCATTTAATTATTCGAATATCTTCCAATATGATATCTAAGTGTTTCATCCCTTTCATCCATTAAGATAGCCCTCTCAGAATTTGTATCATTAAAATAGGTAATGACTAACCTATTTTTTGTGGTTATAGTACTTACGGTTACTCACTTGAAAGGACTCAATATGGGAAACAAACGTAAACAGGCGCGACGTGCAGCTCGCCAGGCGCTTAAGTCAAAATCGCGTATTCTCGGATATGAGATCGACACTATTATCGTAGACGAGCTGGCCTCCGCCGTCCCTGCTCTGCCCCCAAAACCGAAGCGTGACACTTCCCCCATAGAGGCACGCAATGAGGCCCAGGCCCACTATCTTATCTCTCTTGATAGCAAAGCACTGACGTTCGCCACTGGCGAAGCCGGCTGCGGTAAAACCTTCCTGGCGACGGCCGTCGCGGCGCAGCGATTACTCGATAAGGAAGTAGACCGAATTATCGTTACGCGCCCTGTACTGCAGGCAGAGGAGGATTTGGGCTTCCTGCCTGGCGATATGGCTGAGAAGTTCGCTCCGTTCTTTCGTCCCGTCTACGATGTGCTGCAGAAGCGCCTGGGCGCTTCATTTCTCGAATACTGCCTAAAGCCAGAGGTGGCTAAAGTCGAGATCGCCCCCTTCGCATACATGCGCGGCCGCACCTTCGAAAACGCTGTGGTCATCCTCGATGAGGCCCAAAACGTGACAGCGTCACAAATGAAAATGTTCCTGACCCGTATGGGTGAGAACGTAACGGTCATCGTGAATGGTGATATAACCCAATGCGACCTGCCGGGTCATGTTAAATCTGGTCTTGAGGACGCACTGCAGCGGTTCCAACCGTCTCGCCAGGTAGGGCTCATTAAGTTCACGGCCGAAGATTGCGTGCGCTCTGAGCTGTGCAAAGTGGCGCTTCAAGCCTATCTGTAAGGAAAAAATGATTGTTATGGCGATCTCGAAAGAACTCTTACCTTTACCGTTCGGTGTGGCCGGCTACTATCCACCTGGTTCAGAGATCGGCTGCAATCCCCAGTTCTGCGAGGATAAACGAGAGAAAACAATGAAGTTTGTGATTTATGGACGAGAAAATTGCTCCTTCTGCAAGCGAGCCGTTGAGCTGGCGAAGCAGCTGCAGGGCCATGGATATGGCGAATATCAGTACATCGATATTGTCGCTGCCGGGATCGATAAACAAAAGCTGAGTGACATGGTTGGGAAGCCGGTAGAAACCATCCCCCAGGTCTTTTTGGACGATGTTCCAATCGGCGGTTACACAGAATTTGCTGCTTTCGCAAGCACTCTGTAATACAATACGGCTCCGTTTGGGGCCGTTTTGATTTGTCGCTTTTGATAACAGAGCGTACACTTAGGTACGAGCCATTTAGCTGTAAAGAGGTTTTATGCATTTAGAAAATTGCCTGGAAGATATGAATGTCATTAGCAATGCTCTTGCTACCGTGACTTCTAACGCTTCACGCTTTTCGAATGCAAATAGCACTCCGAAAGCATTCCCGAAGCGTGTACACACAAAATTTAAGATGCGTCCCCGTATCGGCGGCATCACAAGGTCGACGAGGCCAGGTTTTGCAGATTCTAACGAGTTCAGACTGCCGCAAACAGAAGGAATTCCGGTAGCTGAAAGCGATACCGCAGCTCAACTTGCGGATATTGAACAAAGGCTCGCAGAGCTGACGGCGAAACACGTTCAGTTGACCCACAACATTTCAGGTTACAGTGCGGAACAGATCCGCGATACTTTCGGTGAAAGCCGTTACGAGGACTTGAAGAACGTTGACCTGTCCATACGCGGTTTAGAAGGCTTCGTTAACAAGTTCATCCGTGACGCCGAACTGCCACATCCGTACCTGAAACGCTTGAGTGATGCTATCACTGAGTACCGTCTGGCGGTTTCTGACCTCCTGATGATTCTAAATCAGTGCTTTAACGAGGTAGAAGTTATCGAATCGCAGACAGGCCTCATTGATGAGGACGTCTTCGCAAACTTCTCCTTCCATTAAGGCTGAACGATGAAAGTCACATGGAACAGTGATAGTTACGCCCAATTTTTGGAGCCGGTCTTCAGAGTAATGCCTGATCTGAAGACCTCCTTACTTGCTGACTTTGTGAGTTTTAAGAATGGCTTTTATCCGGCCGTTTTCGGCAAAGATGGCCCCTATACCGAACCTGGTTCTGTAGTTTCCTCTCGTGTTTACCACGTTCATCTCTTATTCACCAAGCAAGAACGAAATAGTCACCGCAACAGGTTCAACTGTACAAGCGACCGCGCCCTCGTTTATACCCAGCACGCCAAGTTTCAGGACGTGTATAGTCTGCTGGCCATCTTCCCGAAAGAGGCACACAAAACAGCCAGTGATCCAGTCAAAATGAGCGACATCGCCAAATACGCGGCAGCCTTCCAGAAATTAACAAACCCGTAGTTACCTGCAGCTCCATGCCTTTCTCATTCGTAGCGTGGTTATATTGCGATAATTTTCATATTTTTTAGGCACTTAATCTAGTCTTTGCGCGTATGCATAAATATACGAGAAATAACGGTACAGAAAGCGGCAGGCAAAATAACCACAAAATAATGAACATGCCATACACACCGCTATTCACGCCAATGTGACGATCCCAAAAGGGTTTGGTCATTATCTTAAGGGCTAGTTTCTCCGAAGTATAATATGAGAATGGGTACAGAATGGCGCTTAAAACAAGATATGTAACCACAAATGGCATATAAGGAGCATAGGCAGGAAAAATGAGTCCGTCATTCATATCGCGCACTATAAAATAGATCAGATAGCCATAACCACACCATCCCCATAAGCAGTGCCGTAAATAATATTTTAAGGTCATCATCTATGATTCCTTCATAGCTATACCGTTAAAGCTATCATATCATGAATTGACGAAGTACCCCCTTCGAGACCAGGCGGCATCGAGACAGCCATAGACGCAAACATGACTGAACTGGCACTGGACAACGATGGGACATAACGCATAGACAAGGGTGATGTCGCAAACAAACAAGCGGGAAATGACACTGCCCAGATGACTAATTTTCAAAAAAAAGGCTTTCTATGATTCCATACTTGGTAGGTATGGAATCATTAGACAAAAGAGGGTATTTTAGGTTGATCTCAATAAAAACAATGCCTAATATACTGTATATAAACACAGTATAAAAAGCGTCATACAGTGGCCAGATTATGAAAAACACGTTTGACAGAGCACGCGCAGCGGAAAACACGTCACAGGAAGCAATCACCTATCTGGATCGGGCATCGCAGATGGATGCCAGATCGGTCTCGATGCAGGGAGCCGATCTGACTTTCGCCGACGCATTCATGTTATTCACTCGCTTATCATTATTGATAACTCGCCGCCGGCCCGAGATAGCTGTCCATTGTGTTTTGATACATGTTCTCCCGCATATTGCTCAGGAAAAAGTAAGTAACCTGAATAGAATAATGGTGAATCAGCTGGTCAACCCGCTGATCCTTGAAGGGAAGATCGTGATGGGTCGCCGTGTTTTTTCCATCATGAAGCAGTTCCTGGGATGGTGTGCCTTCCAGGGGATTATCGAAACATCGCCCCTGAATGATATATCACTGAACAAAGTTGCCGGCGGCGCGAAGACGGCCCCGCGGGAACGATGCCTGACGGACGCAGAGGTTTGGGTATTCTGGAATGTCTGGGACTATTTCGACGTATGTCCGGGCACGAAATGGGCGGCAAGGCTTTGCCTCGTAGCTGCCAGACGTCCAGATGAAGTGCTGCGGGCCAGAGTAAGCGAGTTCGACCTTAAGCTAAATGTATGGAATCAAGGATCTCGCAACAAATCGGCCCGGTCGCACACCCTTCCGATGAGCTCACTGATGCGGAAGTGCGTAGAAGAATTGATTGATTATGGCGCCGGCAGCCAGTGGCTCGTCCCGTCGAACAAAAAAAAAGCTGATACGCCAATGTCGAAGGTGGCAATAGCCCAAGCGTTGAGGCGGATTCTGGAGCGGCCGGAGCTGGGGGAAGTGGAGTCGTTTACCCCACGCGATCTGCGTAGAACGGCACGCAGTTACTTTCCTGCCCTTAATATTTCACAGGAAGTATCACGTAAGATCATGAATCATAGTCTGGAAGGTATCGACCGTGTATACGACCGATATGACTACATGGATCAGATGCGAGAAGCCCTTGAGAGCTTCTCATCGTACATTTCGTCGATTGTTGAGCAACCAGATTTAGAAGAAATTGACCACAAAATGAAGGGAGATCGCCTATCCACCGAGCTGATCAGAGTAAACTTCTCATAGCTTTTTAATTGCTTCGACAACCTGCTCAACACCATCAGTTTGAGCCGGAAAGCGGTTGCGGAAAGCTGCGAGAACCTCACGTTCTTCCGGAGTCAGCGGCGCTATGCCCTGGTCTCGTAAAAAATCTGCCAGCTCAGGCTGACGGTCTTCAAGAACCATCATCATGAGACGTACTGGGTCCGCATTCAGTGCTTCTGCCAGTGGTAGCACTTTCTCTACCGGCAGCGGAATTCTTCCCTTTTTTATCAGGGACAAAATGTTGGGATTCTTGTAACCAATCTCACGGGAGATCGCCGACTGACTTTTCGGCGAAACAGTGATTAAAGAATCGATGTAGGCGACGTAACGAGCGGTCTTCTCATCGGCCATTGTCATTGTAGTTACTATCCTCGCGTGATCTTTTTGTATGGTAAGTACTTACCGATATTACAGCAACGGTTATTATTGTAAAGTCTTACATCCGGCTATTTGTAGGCAATTATCGCACATAAATCACGAGAAATAAGGGATAAATCAGCAAAATCCGGTACTTCTGTTGATTTTTTTGATTATTTTTGTTTAAGACATTACGATACATTTTTATTAACTTTTATATTAATAGGTAGTACCATCACCTCCAAATGAAACCTGTTGATTAGGATGCTATTAATGGAAAAATTGTCATCTAATTTACTTGCTCTGAATGTAGGCAATGTTTTCGTGCTGACACACCTGGAGGCTGCAGAAGTACTATCTGAGTTACCAAATCACCAGGTAAACGTTAGAGCGCGCGACGCTACTGTTTTCCGGTTCTCCCTGGAAAATGGCTCTTTCACGCTGATCAATACTGGCGACCTCTCTTTCGCGGTTCGAATCAACTAAAATTTATAACCCGCCTATAACTCATTGATCCCCTGCGCGAATTGCTTCCTCCCCTGTTCGCGCAGTGTTATTTTCTTATATCTGAAAACAATTTGTTTACTCGATAAGGAAAGCACATGGCAACCAAACCCAGCAAAACTGTACTCAAAGAGGTACAGGACTTCCGCGATTCCGTAAAACGCGTCGTTGGTCTTCTTTCGGGCAAGAACATTCCTGTAGCTGAATGCGGAGATACAGCATACGTTCGCTACAATAAAAAGGGGGAGCCAGTCATGGTTAACATCCCATCCATACCAGATGACGCAAGCCCTGCGCTTATGAATGCCATACGTGGATTCCTTGATCACGAGGTTGGCCATCTCCTTTTCACAGACGAAAAAGTCGTCAAGAAAATGCGCAACACAAAGGCATTCGGACTCTGGAATGCCCTGGAAGACGTCTACATCGAACGTCGCATGAGTGAAGTGTTCACCGGCAGCCGGCGCAACCTATTGTCCACACGTAACCTCATGATTGATAAATATTTTAATCCCCACATTAAAAAGGCGGTAGCGATGTGCCGCGGGGATCAACGCGAGTTGTTTCTAAAGTTCTTCCTCTGTCCGGTTCTACGGGCGTGGGATGGCCAACCAACTTTTGCTGATTTCATGGAGGAGCACTGGCGCCTCATCGATAAACCTATTGCCGTTCTGAAAGAGTTTGGCGTCGATGAAGCTGTCCGTCGTATGGATAGCACTGAGGATTGCGTCAAGGTTGCAGCAGCAATGGCTAAGATCCTTCGTGAAATGACTGAGATGCCAGAAGGCCCGTTACCTGAACGTGAATCCTCTTTAACCAAAAAGACCGAACCAGAAGAAGACAGTTCAGATGAGCCGGCTGCTGGAGACGATACTGAGGTTTGTGACGAAGAGGGGCTCGATAGCACTCCTGATGAGTTTAGCTCTGACGATGAAGATGTTGAAAAATCAGACAAAACGATAAGTAAGTACATACCTAACAGGGATGAAGTGATAAATGATACAGAAAGTAAACCTGAAGATGGCGATTTAGGCCATGAAAATATTGACGACTTGCCTGACAGCGAAGAAACGACAGCTGATGATCCTGTTACATCTCTGGGCTCGGATGTAGGGGAAGAAGTAGATGATGAAGGAGATTACAGTCCCTCCACGGATGATGGCTCAGAGGACAGGCATGGCAGCTCCTCTGATGACAGTGAAGCTGTCGAAGACGGTGAAGGTAAGGCAGATAAAGACGGTGGCAAGGAGAAGGATGAAGGGGATCGGGACACCTCGGATGAAAGCGATGCCGGGTTTGCCCCACACGCTGACGATATGTCTCTTGATGATGCTCTCAAGGCATTAGAAAACGTCGATGAAGAGATAGGTTCTTCCACCGAAGATGCGCTGGCGTCGGCGATCAAGTCGGAGCTGGCCAGCGCATCATTATCTGATTACCGGCCATACAATCGCTCCTACGACTTCCTCGGGCCAATTGACGAGGCAGAAGAGCATATTAAGCGCGCCAGAAAAGCTTTTGGCGCAATCCCTATGTATTCGCCCGTAGATCGCTACCGCATTGTTCCAGAGGGCAGAAAACTGTTTGAGATGAAGGTGGAGAGACATCTGTCTTCCTCGGTGTCATCTACCTTGGCCAAAGACCTGGAGCGCGCGATCGCCAGTCGCAACCGTGTTCAGTTCATCCCTGGCCAGCGTCGTGGACGCGTACATGGGGCGAGTCTTTACCGACTGTCGATGAATGACGATCGGGTATTCCGGAGAAAAGAAGACCACAAGGCCGTGAACGCGTGCGTTCAACAGGTCATCGATTTGTCAGGTTCAATGGGCGGCCGAAAAATCGAGCTCGCGCTGGCATCCGCATACACACTGGCTGACGTCCTAGATCGTATCCACGTTCCGAACGTCATTACCGGCTTCACTACGTATGGCAATCCGGATGTAGCAACTATGTCGAAACGTGGGTTTAGCCGCTTTGAAGCGCTTATGCTGCCGATTATTAAAAACTGGCATGAAAAAGCGAACTCCCCAGAGATACGTGCTCGTATGGGCTGTGTGGCGGAGACTTTCCCCCTGCTAAACAACGTGGATGGCGAGAGCATCGCACAGCTGGCTTCTCTGTTTGCAGGGCGTATGGAAGACAAGAAGATCATGATTGTGCAGAGCGACGGCGCCCCATGCGCTGCGGGGGATGGCTTTAGTAACCATCTGCGCTCTGTAACGAATGACATCGAAAACACAAGTGACATCAACCTGTTGGCCATTGGCATTCTTACGGACGCGCCGCGCCGGTATTACAAAAACTATGCACTGGTGAATAAGGTCGAAGAGTTGGGTACGTCAGTTGTCAGTGAGTTATCTCGTATCATTCTAGAGTAAATCTTGCGCCCTATAAAATAAGTAACTAGTTACTATTAAGCCTGATACATTTGTATAGAATAGAGCCCAGAAACGACAACAAGTAAGGAAAAACACATGACCGCGACTGCGCTACCACAAGACGCCCACTCTGATGCCGTCACCTGCAAATGGTGCGGAAAATCCTTCCATCACCTCAAATCCCACATTTCGATGGGACGTTGTGAAGGCATTCCGGAAGAAGCCAAAGGGCTTGGTGTGGATGACGTAGTGAAAATGTACACCACAGCATTCCCTGGGGAACCAACGCTGTCTCCAAAGGCCATTGAAGCGTTAAAGACGAAACGCTCTGAGAAGGCTGGCGCAGACGGCAAAATCGCGGATATCAGTTCCCACCCTGGCTATGCAGGGACAGTCGAATACAAAACAGAGCTTGTCGCCGCGCACGAGCTGCTTGGCCTGACTATCAAGGAACTTGGCACGCCCCGAGGCAAACCCCTTCAGGTAACGGTCAACATCAACACGCCATATCCGGAGTTCGTGCCAGAAGTGAAAGCCGGCTATATATACGGCGACTTCGATCTGATTAAAGACATCTTCATGATGCTGGAGATCGGCATTCCTGGTTATCTGTGGGGTCATGCTGGTACGGGGAAAACCTCCCTGCCAACCCAGCTTTGCGCGCTCCTGAATCGCCCGGTGATCCGCTCACAGCATACGGCATCAACTGAGGAAGCCCATATTACGGGCCAGATTCTGGCACGAGAAGGCACAACCTACTTTGAACCAGGGCTTCTGTCGCTGGCGATGAAGAACGGTTGGGTCTATCTGGCAGACGAATACGATTTTGCATTCCCGCAGATTCTGGGGATCTACCAGCCAGTTCTGGAAGGCGAACCACTCGTAATCAAAGAAGCGACACCAGACTGGCGTCGCGTGGCTCCGCATAAGCGCTTCGCCTTCATCGGTACAGGCAACACTAATGGTTCAGGGGATGAAACGGGGCTTTATCAAGGAACGAACATCCAGAACGCGGCTAACTTCTCTCGCTTTGGCATCGTATCTCACGTCAAGTACATGAAGCCTGGTGCTGAGGTAAACATGCTGGTCGAAGCGGGAATCATCCGTGAATACGCCGAAAAAATGGTTAAGTTCGCCAATCTGGTACGAGACGGGTATGAGCAACACCTGATCAGCCAACCAATCGGCCCGCGTGAGCTGCTTCTGTCCGCAAAAATCGGAATGATGCGAGGTGATTTCGCAGCCGGCATCGAGAAGTCATTCATCAATAAACTCCCCTCCACCTCTGCGCAAGCGGCGCGTGAAGTGGTTCAGAAAATCTTCGGTTAATCGTGCGTAAAGGTTGTTTTGGATCTCTTATCGCAGCTTCTGAAACTGGCGCGGCCTGTTTGTCATGTGCTCACAGGCCAGACTGCCACCAGGCAGCCAAAGGAGTTGCGATTTCGATATACGGGAAGTTCGTCGGCTTCCCCAACGACAAAATTAAGAAAAAACAGAAGGTAAAAACACATGAAAGCACTGATGGTCAGGACTGATTTTTCCCTGGGAGAATCAGCACTGAAAGCAGAGCACGCAGTAAAGGTAGCAAAGGAGGCTGGCTATACCGCGGTTATCTCTGCTGACACGATGAATATCGCCAGCGTTATCCCCCTGCAACGAGCAGCTGGCGATGAGATGGCGGTGATCTGTGGTGTTAAGCTGAATGTTGTCGACGATCCAACATACGAGTACCGGGCTAAACTGGCCAAAGAGTCTAATGGATGTATGGAATCATTGGAGCGTGGACGTAACTACTGCTTCACCGCACTGATTAAAAACGAGCAAGGTTATCGCGACATTTGCGAACTAATGACTTTAGCCAATACCCGCGAGCAGTTTTACTTCGTACCACGTCTGGCGCTCGAACAGCTGGCGGCTACTTACGCTAAAGGCAATATACTGTTGCTGACTTCGGATATCGGCAGCGTATTCCAGCGCCCGGACTTCGCTAAAATTATTAGCGCGCTGATTGCTGCCGGCGGACGCGAGAATTTCTACAGCGTAGTTTATCCGCACCCTACGCCATTCTATGACCAGATCAACGTGCGAGCCATGAAAGTGGCAAGCGCACTGAAAATCGAGCCCGTTGCGTTTTACCCAGCTTATTACGAAGGGGTTGATGACGCTGACATCAAAGACATCGCCCACATGGTGATGAACAATATCAAAGTCGATCAGCCACACCGGCTGCGTATCCCCCACCAGCGCGACAATGCAATAAATGGTCGCCGTCATCTGCTGCAGGCTCTGAAAGAGTTTTCTGTCCGGATGGGCGTATCTGTATCTGCCGCCATGGCTTCTACAACGCAGGACGCCATCGTTAAGGCGTGCGAATGGCGCTGGCACGAGATGGCGCCGACACTGCCAAAAATGGCAGACGATGAGCCTGCAACGTTGATGAAGCTGGCTGTCGCAGGGCTTCGAAAACGTCTCAGCAACAAAGAATTTGGCTACACGCCACCAGCTTCCGAGCACCGCGTTTACGTCGATCGCCTCAAGTATGAAATTGAGACGCTCACTCGCCTGGGATTCTGCGGTTATTTCCTGATGGTTCGCGATCTGATGAATCATAGTCGCGAGACTGGTATTCCTGTCGGGCCAGGTCGTGGTTCATCCGCCGGCTCTCTGGTGGCATGGTGCATCGGCATTACTAACGTTGACCCAATCCGTCATGGTCTTCTGTTCGAACGTTTCATTAACCCTGAACGTCTCGACTTGCCGGATGCTGATCTGGACTTTAGCCAGGCGCGGCGCCATGAGGTGATCGAGTATCTGAATGCCCGATATGGCGAAGAGTATGTTGCAGGCATTCCGAACTTCACTTATCTGGGCGCCGCTTCCGCACTGCGCGACACAGCGCGTATTTATGGAGTTGATGCGGCGGATATGGCTGTTTCCAAGGAGCTAAAGACCCTGGAGGATGACAGTTTATCTCTGTCGGAGCTGCGCGAGCAGCTGGCCAGCCTGGACAAGTACGCCACCAAACATCCGGACGCATTTAAGGCGGCGAGCAAGTTGCAAAACCTGATGCGTGGCTTCGGCCGCCATGCTGCAGGGATGATTGTCGCTGGCGTACCTCTGACGGAACGTACCCCTGTAGAGCGACGTGGAGACGCGCGTTGCATCGCATTCGATAAACGATACTGCGAGGCCATGGGGCTGATCAAACTGGACGTTCTGGGCCTGGCCACTCTCGATCTGCTGGATAGCGCAAAACGTTACATCAAAGAGAGCACCGGCAAGGACATCAACCTCGATGCCATCCCACTGGATGATCGCAAAGTACTTGATGGATTCGCCGCGGGGTATACGCAAGGTGTATTCCAGCTTGAGTCCGGCCCCATGAGGAAGCTACTCAAAGATCTGGGTGGTGGTATCGAGCCAATGAGCTTCAAAACCATTGTGGCCACAACTGCGCTTTTCAGACCAGGTCCAATTCAGTCAGGCATGTTGGACGACTATGTCTCCGTGGCAAAAGGTTTTATGGCTCCACATTCAATTCATCCGCGTCTTGAGGAAGCAACTAAAGAAACCAACGGCGTTTTACTCTATCAAGAGCAGATCATGAAAAGCTCTCGCGTACTCGCTGGATTCTCTATGGCTGAGGCTGACGCTCTGCGTTCCGCTATCGGTAAAAAGAACATGGATAAGATGAAAGCGATCGGCAGCGATTTTGTAGAACGAGCGCAAGCAGGTTGGGTGACACTGTCACTTGAAAACGGAAGCACAGTAGAAGTCCACAAAAAGGCCAAGCTGATGTGCTCTGACGGCAAACGCAGAACCTATGACGAAGCGATTGGTGATAACGCTGATATTGTTGATTTTGGAGTTTGACGGTGGAAGAAATTTGGAAATCCATTCCTGAGTTTGAAGGTTATTACGAAGCATCCAGTTTAGGTCGCATTCGCTCTTTAGATGTTATACGAACAGCCCCCAATGGGGGCGAATGGGTGAAGAAGGGGCAAATCCTCAAACCTCGCGTAATCAATGATTTTGGACATCTGGGCGTGAAACTAAGCGTCAACGGCGTCAAATGCGACCGCACAGTTCATTATCTGGTAGCAACTGCATTCCACGGAGAACGACCAGAAGGCTTACTTATTCGTCATCTTGACGGAAGACCATCAAACAATGCGCCCTCCAATCTCGCGTATGGCACTCAAGTCGACAACATGGCTGACGCCATTGCACACGATACCGTTGAGTTTGGTGAGAGGCGCTACAACGCCAAGCTAACCAACGAAGTCGTCATTGCTATTCGCATTAAAAAGTCAGAAGGCGCTCTGAACAAAGACCTCGCGGCCGAATATGGTTTAACTGAGCTTTACATTCACCATATCGTCACCGGGAAGAAATGGGCACGAGCTGGTGGGCCGATCGTTGTCTCAAGAGCATCCAAAAAACTGGATGCTGAAGCAAGAGCTGAGGTGGTCGCCTTGCGCAAGGCTGGCGCAACCTATGAAAAGTTGCGAGAAAAATTCGGCATCTCTAACACTCAAATCGCAAATATCTTTAAAAAAGCTAGCGTTTGAAGCTAATGACGGGAAAAACACATGAAAATTGCCAAAGTTATTTCCGAGCAGGAAGGTCTTAGCCCTGAGAAAGCCCAAGAAGTATGGGACGCCTTTGAGAAGTTCGGTGGATATGCCTTCAACAAATCACACTCCGTTGCCTACTCGCTGATCAGCTATCAGTCTATGTGGTTAAAGACACATTACCCTGCTGAGTTCTTCGCTGCTGCTCTCACCATTCTGGGCGAGGATAAGCACCAGGGGCTGGTTAAGGATGCGCTGACCTATGGCATTCGCGTATTGCCACCAGACGTTAACGTGTCATCTAACCGAATTGAGATCCGCACGCTGGAAGACGGCAGCCAGGTTCTGTATGCGCCATTCTCTGCTGTGAAAGGCTGCTCTGAGAATGGTTGCCAGGCCATCATGAGAGCGCGTGAGAAAGTTGGCGGCAAATTCGAGTCACTTGAGCAATTTGAGGAAGCGGTCGAGAAGCGAGCCTGTAACAGCCGAGTACGTGAGTCTCTACAAAAGGTTGGTGCATTCGCCTCTATTGAACCTGGCAGTATGCCGGCGACCGATCCGGAACGTCTGCGCGATCAGGCAGAGCTGATGGGCAATCTGGTGATCGATGCGGTGAAAGCTTCACGCCCATTTGAAATGAACCCAAAACGCTCTGCAGAGGTCATGACCTGCTCCCCGTTGATTAGTACAC